GCAACGAACTTGTTTAAAACGCTGCCAGCAATACCTACTACTGAGTTTGTTATTGGATCCGCCATAAATACCTCCTATGTGCGTAAAAAATATACTAATAATCCTATTCCTGCGGCTACGACAATCCACATAAACCTCTCTATGAACCGTCCTGTATTAGAATTAACATCGGATTGTGACTCTACGTCTTCTAAACGTTGTTCTATCTTATCCATTCTAATAAAGAACCTATCGTTCTGCCTTAACACGGTAGCTACTCGTTCTTCAATACGAGCAATAGACACGACTGCATCTGCTAGTCGGTCGAGTTTTTCTTCTATTTTCTCTAGTCTTTGTTCTTGTGAATCACTCATAACTCCAAACCCAAGGTCTTGGTCTGGTGCTAGTAGCTTCTAAAGTGTCTAGATGTATAAATCTAGAGTCGCCATGTTGTTTCACACCAAGCCCGGTTATACCATGTTTTAACGCTACTTCTATACACCTTAAGGCGTCCGCGCCCCGAATGAGTATGTCTACAGCCTTGCCACTTGCGTGAGCTCCCGGTTGTGATTTTCTTGCTTCTATAGGATGCGTTGGATCTCTATAGGCACTTGTTATTATAAACGGAATTCCTACTTCTTCACGTATTTTTTCAAGAGTTTCCATAAACTCTGGGTCCATTTTACATATCCCAGTATGCTTACACTTGAGTTCGTCTTCGCTAAAATATTTCCACATAATTCAAGACCAATCGCCAAACCTCTTAACAGAAGATGGTATTTTAAAAGGTACCCCTTTATTTTGCACTAATGTGTACACTAATTGTTGTTGTTGAGGTGCAGACCTTTTCCCATACTCTTTCCACCAATTAACCTTAGCCATTTCTTTTTCCATATGATAATAAAATTTAAAATTAGCATTTACATCAAGCCCTAATTCTTCTTTAACTATGTGTAATGGCTCGTGTAATCTGTCATGCCAATTTATTGACAGCATCCAAGGACATCTTTTACCGTTTCTATATGCTTTCCACACTACTTTAAGAATATCATAATGCTGTAGTTTTATTGAATGTACTTCTTTTACTCTCCGTTTTAATACAGCTAACGCAATAGGATTTTTTAAGAACTCTAAAACGGCACCAACTATAGAAAAAAAGATTATTGTAAAAAAACTTCTACGAAAACTTTTAGCAATAGTAAAACTTATAACAGAAAGTTCCCCCATAGTAGTGTTTTTAAGATCAAAAAATAAATGTATTAAGTCATGTTCTGCAAATATAGCTGCCCAAAATTTCTCTTCTTTTTTAGTGAGGTTAAAATCTTTTTTATTTTCTTTTGCTATTCTTAATCCATCTTTAAACAAATCTTTATCATAATCAGGTGACTCCCAAAATTCTTTTAAAGCTGCACCAAAAGTTCCTCGTAAAAATTTACCTTTAGAAACAACATCTCTTAAACTTTCTTGTTCAAAAAATGTTTCTGCATAGTTTAACTTTTCAAACCTTTTTAAAAGTCTTTTATTAGACTTAATATCAAAGTGGTGCATAAGTTCCAAAACTATATCTATAACTCCGGGCTCATTTGTATTATCATTTGATTCAATTTGTGCGAACCATTTTTTTACTAGACTAGATTCGTATTTAATTTTTTCAAACATTTTTGTACATCATAGTAAATCTGCCTCTTCTAGAGTCAGTGTTTTTTAATATATAGGAGTCTTTAGCAAGTTTAGGGATTTCATATCTTCCGAATGACTTTAATCTACCATCATCAAGGTTAGCGATTGAACATTCTGATCCGGTAAGTAAATAACACTTTTCCCCTTTTTTTGTCATACGTATCTCTTGTCCGGGAGACAAATCTACATGCTCAATTTCCCACCCTTCTATCCATCTATTTTTTCCGTTTGCAGGTTGAATACAAACCATTATGGTCTCATCTTCTAGCGCAGTAATAATACTTTCATCAGTATGCCATTCCCACCCTTGAACATGGGGTGACCAATTTTCTATCCATGATTCAGTAAAATAAGTGGCCCCTACAAAATACTCCGCAGCATCAAGGCTTTCATCTGAAATACCCCAATAGTAACCTGTTTGTGGGTCTTGAACTTCATCTCCTACAATTCTTTCAGGTATTAATTCTGGTGGTGGGTGTCCCTCTCTAAGTAAGGTCATTCCGTCTTTATCAAACATTTCATCAGAACCCATACCAAGACTTAGGTAAACTCTTTTATCTTTTAAAGTAACATTTTGATCTCTAAAATTATTGTAGATGCTGATACCACCACCATGGAACATCCATATATTCTGGGGCCTCTGTAGTTTATTACTTTCTGGATGAAAAATAATTTCATCAAAATTGTTTTGGCATTTGACATGGGTCCTACCAATCCTTTGTCCTTTGTTTCCAACAAGAACATTTACTGCTATCTCCCCATCAACTAATGCTGATGCGCCGTTTTCGTACATTCTAAACTCAAATATGCTGTGTGGCATATATTCTATAGGTATTGTCATATCTCCTCCGATTTTGTTACTGTCACGTCTTCCTCCGGTACATTTTTACCTTCAAAAAAACGTTTAACTGGGGTTGGGTACTTTTCGATATATTTTTTGTACTCCTCCACGTCTTTTATATTAATCTCGCCTTTTGCTACATCTTCCCTTTCTTTAGGAGTTTCATATAATTTATCTCCTAATTTAAAATCATGTTCTGTCGTTTGTTTATTCTGTTCTGCCATCTATGTCACACTCCAAGTTTGACCTGAGCCAGTTGGAAGCGCAGTTGTATAGTTAGTGTTACCACTAGTTTGACTACCGTTTCTCCAAGTGTACCTTGTTATGTTGTGACTAGTACCACCAGAATTAGTAACAGTGCTATTAACTTTATGTGATGTGCCAGACACAGACAAAGGATGGTTATTTGCAGTCACGTAGGTAGTACCACTATAAGTAAAACTGTTGTTTGGTGTGATTGTTATACCAAAAGCACTGACTGACCAGTTATCGGTATGGTTATGCCCTAAGAGCGAAATCTCAACATAGCTTGGGCCCTTATAACCATTGCCGTGCACAAAATTCACAAAAGTTTTAGTAGTGCCTGTGGAGTCTTTAAATTGACCACTTTCAGTAAATGAATTATTAGACCCTCCAGTATAACCACTATTACCGTCGTAGGTTCTGTTGTGATACATACCATAGTTAGCTACAATTACCACATAAGTAGAAGGAGTAACGCCTGTTTTAGTTAAAGTAGCGGGTACTAGAGAAGCTCCATACCATTCGTTGAAAGACATTTGAGCTCCTGAGCTTTTACCTATTAAAGCTCTAATGTCAGAGTCGTTTATAGATGCTTGAGTTCCAAAGGATCCTCCAGCCTCAATGTGTATTTCATTTAGAGAAATAGATCCTGAACTTTGCAAAGTCATTATTTATCCTCTAATTCTTTGACTCTTGCTGAAAGCTCTTTGACTGCCTCTATTAATACCGAAGTTAATTTTCCATAATCAACAGATTTAGTTCCCATTTCATCATCAGCAGTTAGTACTACTTCTGGTAATATTTTTTCTACCTCTTGAGCAATAACACCTATGTTTTCTTTTTCGTCTCTAGTATAAGTAACACCTCTTAGTTGTTCTACTTTATCTAAACCATTTTCTATAGTTTCAATATTATCTTTCAGTCTTTCATCTGAATAAGCTGTTACATTTCCTGCAGCAGCAATGCCACTGCTAGATATCGAAAGACCTGTAGTTGTACTACCACCAGAGTTTGTTCTGAAAAAGAAACTTGTAGTATTGGCTCCTGAGGCAGTAAAAGTTGGATTGGTACTTGAGACTCCGGGACTGATTGACATAGAGAACTGTGGCGTAGAAGCATTGTCATAAAAATTTACCTGATTACCTATTAAGTTGACTCCAGAATGTCCTTTTAGTTCTAAATATTTAGGAGCGTTGTTGCCCGGGTCATTAATAGCAATAGTTGCGTATTGGGTGCTGTTGGTACTATTGTCAAACTCAATTGAATTACCCGGGAATATAGCTTTGCCCCCTTCTGACATATCTAAGGTAAGGGCAGTTATAGTTGAGCCACCATCATTACCATTAAATTTTATGTCTTTATCTTGAATAAGAGAGTCAATTTCAAAATCTCCTCCGTTGTTTGCAAAATTACCCCATTGAGTTCCTGCGTCTTTTAAAGCTATATTTCCACCATCAACATCTATAGATAAATTATCTGCAACATCAATGGTCATAGAGCCAGAATTATTTGATAGGTCTCCCGATGAAATTTCAAGACCATTGGAATTTATTAAAACTCTTTGGTTACCTCCAGTGTCCATCCTAATTTGATCTTCATCATCAACTTGCTCTACAAATATAGCGGTGTCACCGTCCAAATCAGTAAGGCTAGTCGTACCTGTTTCAAGAATCTTCGCAGTAAGTCTAAGTTCTATTTTTGCACCACTACCAAAAGAAGCAGCAGAAGTGTTGTCTTGGGCCCTTACAACAGTAAGATCATTACTGGAGATACCAGTAACTTTAACTACTTCAATAGTGCTGCCTTCTTCAATAGTTGCAAAGAAAACATTATTAGCATTAGGTGTGGGAAAAACAGCCGCAGATGTTACGGGGACTGTCGTAGCAGAGTTGTTTATCCCACTTGATAAAGTAGTTTCGGCATTGTTTTTAAAAAGCAATCCCACAGTAGAACCTCCTTGGTTTAACTAACTGTCACTGTCCAAGTGACTGTCATACTGTCTGATGCACCTTTGTTTACAACGGAAAAGACTGTTCTACATAACATAGTGCCACTTGAGCTAGCGTTTAAAATAGCAGCTTCAGTTACAGCACCAGTACCAGTTCCTGCTGGAAAACTAGCTACATAAGTAACTACAGCACCAGAAACGGTTGTGCTTGTAAGAGCAACCCTACCTAGTTCGTTACCTAGAGCAGTATCATTCGCAGCAGCGGCAGTACTTCCAGATCCAATAGCCATGTGTGACATAGCGGTTGCAGAAGTGTCTTTCATACGAGAAGCAACGTAACCTTTACCAGCAGTAACAACTAAGTTGTCAACTTCTTGTACAAGTTCGTCGTTCAAATGTATTTGTAGACGTCCTTTCATTTTTAATGCGTCATTTATATTTGACATAAAAACCTCTCTTAAGAGTTAATTGAATACGTATTAAGGGCAGACTTGTTAAGCAGGGCTCCGTCAGTGCCGCCCACAAATAATTGTACATTAATTGATTCAGATACTGAAACACTATTTGCTACAGTTGCAGGAGCAAAACCAATACTTGGTGAATCAGCTACACTAGCAGCATCAACAAACTGGTTTTCACCATTTATATTTATTTGTTCATTAATAGTTGCGGTATCAGTTAGTGGTTTACCAAAAGCACTTACACTTAGGCTTTCTGCTACAGAAACCACATTATTTTTATTTATACCTGATTCTGTAGCTAAATCGTCACTAGCGCTTGCAGTATCATCTAAACTTGCTGCATCTGTAAAAGTACGTAGAAAAGTAGATACTTTAG